GTTCACTCATTATACTTGTGGGAACTCACAATAGTTGTAAACACCTTCCTCCTTATAGTTTATAGTAGCTACCCATCCATATGTTCTGTCATTAAATGCCTCATTGACTGGAGTAATATTGATTAAATCAATCCATTCGGTTTGTTGGTTAGCACCATCTCTAAAGTATGAAACGATATCGTAGATGTATTGTTCTGTATCACTCATTACTTGCGATACATCTGTATCAGTTTGATAAGGAACAGATAATGAATACATCTCGAATGCTAATGTTCTAATATTATTTTGTAAACCTGGAGACGACAATGGACGTAGAAATATATAAGGGTATTCTACATTTTGAGACGAGGCATCTAGTTTATCAATCGTTCCAAAATGGAATGTATTGATTGCTAAATGGGCATTACAAGCACTCTCGAACGTGCTAACTACCTCCTGAAATGATTTATACGAATATGCCATTACTTACTATTTAATACTTCTTTAATGTATTGTGAGTGAATACGTAGCATAGATGCTACCTGATTTACACTATATGTTGCTGATAATGCTTTTACTCTATTACGTAGTTCAACCTCATCGTATGAGAATGATTTACACGCCTTACATTCAACCGATTTTATCTGTTTTTTCTGCGGTTTTGAAGCGATTTTACCGCTTGTTCCTGATGAACCGCTGGTTCCGTTGCTTATAGTATTTTCTGCCATAATATACGTTATTTTATTTTGTTTTGATTCATTGCTTGTTTCTGTCGTTTTATTTTCTCTTCTGTCTCATCCCTTAACATCGACATATAGTTCATTACAAATACTATATTTAGAGAGAGAAGGTTGTTCTCGCCCCCGATTTGAAGGATGGGAGTTTTTCCCAACTCATATAGCGTGTATAACCACCCATAATGTTCTTGTATTGTGATATCTCGTTCCTCATCAACTTCTGTCTCATCAGTTTCGACATTTGGGCTGTAGAGGTTAGGGAATCTAGCGACGATAGATTGCCTACCCCTAAAAAAAAACTCAATGCCCCTAATGCTACTGAGGCGGGGAACTCATCAAACAACTTAGCTTGTTTTTTTCGCAACTCATTGTCGTAGTCCTCCACCTCATAGTAGTCCATTAAGTGTTCGACTTTGTCCTTAGTGAATATTAGTTTAAGTGATGATTTCACTTTGAACTTCATATTCTTGATTTTATGAGATTTAATAGGACGATACAATATAGAAACCAACTCGGTTAGATTGTTCATTTTGTCCTTTGCTAAGTTATCTAAATCGATATACTCAGCTAAACTCATTTTGGACATTGGTGTGAAACCATATTGTTGTCCTTCAAACTCTAATATAGGGTAAAACTCAATATTCTGGGCTTCATCCAATATTGTTCTAATGGTTTTCCATACCGCTGTAATGGTTGGAATATCCCATTTTTTTACCTCATTTATACTTAATCCAGCCACAGCTGAAATCGTATGTAGCACTTGGAGGTTATCCTCTAAGGAATATACCTTATCCATTGCTTGATACTGCTTTAATGTCAAATAAGCAGGTAAGTTTAGTTGTATCTCTTTCATATGGTATAATATCGTTTATGGGCGATTTAGTCTCGGTTGATATTACGATGGTGAAACATTTGATATTTCTATGTTTTCCATCTCTCTCTCAAAAGGTAGCCCGACGTTTCTGTTGGGCTATTTTTTTACCCCCATTGTGGATTTAAGTTATTATTTGTCATTCCTATTTTAATGGCATTCAAACCACTACTTTTTATTTTATTTCTACTTAAGTTAGCTAACCATAAGGCATCTACACAATCATCATTTACCCCATTAGGGTGTGAGAATGATATTTTACCATTAGCTGAATATTTGTAGGTAAAAGCACTTAGTTCATTATATAGATGAGGGAAAAACTCCTTAGTTGGAATCTCAATCACACCAGCATCCATATCTGTCATCAACGTTCTAATAGCATTCATTTTACTATCCTGCGTTGATATAAACGGCATAGTTATTCTAATGTGTTTACGTATTAGTTCAAACATAGCCTTACCAATCCCATTTGTCTCAACAAGACATCCTTGAACGGAGTAGCGTTTGAGTGTCGCAATATATCTGTTCGCAATGTTCTCAAGTGTATCATTGTTAGTTCTGTCAATAAAAACAACCCTCCCTGATTCATCGATGATTGTGAGAACTGAATAGTCGCTTGATAATCCTGTATCAATGCCAGCAAAATATCTATTTCCTCTATTAGGTTGTGTCCATTCATATATTATAGCATTTTTATCTATACTCTGGAATACATCATTAGTGCTGTCTGTAAACTCAGCTTCATACTCACTCCTAAATACATCTATTGGTAATGATTTACGTGCTTCCTCTATTAACTCAGGTTTAACATAAGGGCAAGCCTCTAATGGAATACGATATGATATATAATCGTTATTACCCTCTTGTCCACGTAAGTAATATTCATAGAAATGATTTTTACCTCGTGGTGTAGATATCATTAGACATTTTTTACCATTAGGGTTTAATGTCGGTAGTATTGCTTTCTCTATTGTTTCCTTATTTAGGTAAGCTACCTCATCTAATATCAAATAATGAAAACGGAAACCACGGACTGAATCTGCCCTATCGGCTGATAGAAACTTGATGCTACTACCATTAATAAACTTGATTGTTAAATCTGCTTTATTGCTTGACTCAATCAAATCGTGTGTTTTGCTTTGTATTATCTCAAATACTTCCTTTCCCAAAGCAAATATGGGAGTGATATAACCTAACTTACTATCATTATTACGTAATGCCCAAAATAATAGCATATTAATACCTAATAATGTTTTACCAGCACCACGTGGCGATACTAATACACCGAATAAATGCGGGGAATCAGCGTATAAATCGATGAACTCCCTTTGTGCGGTATATGGTTTGAATAGGTTTACTTTCATCGTTTAATCGCTGAAGTCAACGTTTATGGTAATATTACCTTTTACCTCGTGTTGGTGTCTCTCTATCTCAGCACCTTGTATTTTGGCTTGATACTTAATAGCATCTAACCACGTTCGTCTATCTTCTGCTTCGATAGCTGACATTTTTATTTGTTCAAGTTCGATTAATGCTTTATTGGCTGATTCGCGTATGTTATCGCTAAACTCATCGTTCAAAATAACCCAAGCATCTTTCCACATATCATTAGCTTGTCTGTTATTGATGTGGTATTTCTCCCTAGCCCACGAAGTGTATTGAGTCCACCCCGATTTATTCTCTAGGATATACTCAACACTCTCGTCGATATGCTGTTGATACTCTACTTTATTAGACTTACTCATTGAATGTAAACTCTTGTTGTTCTGCTTGTGGTTGTTGTTCAGGCATTTCTAGTTCCTCACCTAATAGGTGTTCCATATCGTTTTCCTTAGCATAATCTACTTGTAATACTAAACCGATTGCCTTAAATATTTTAGCACAATCCTCGATTGTTTTAATGTTGTCAAAGTTAATGTTTGCTACTTTCATAATAGTCGTTTTATTTGTTCTAGTTTATTTTCTGCCATATAGAGTTGTTGTTTTAACTCTGTATTCTCATTTATTACCTCCCATAGACGATTTGTCATATCCTCTGTCATCTGGATTTCCTTAGGTTCACTTACACCCACATCAATGCCTTCTGCTGTTTTAATAATAGTTTTTTCTAATCCATCCTTAAATACGAATCCCATTTTCCTCTAGTTTTAGTTTTAATGTTTCTATTTCCTTATATAATCTATCCTTCGTTCCACTACCTCGTGGTTCTGGTATTGATTTACCTTCAGCCCAAGCATACACAGCTTCCTCTAACCAATCTCTGTGTTCATCATCGCCGTGTAATATCCCTTCTAATAGTATTTTTATATCAGGCATCGCTTGCTTGTTTATTTAACGTTATCTGTTCCTTCATCCACGCTGTAGCTGTATTTAGTTCCTCGAACTTACCTACTATCTCCATTTCATTGAACACGAGATAATATCGTTTTTTAGCGTGTCGCGTCTCAAGTATTTTCCATTTTTTTCTCATATCATCCAATCATCATTTTTTTCCCAACAACTACATTCTGGAACATATATAAAGTCAAACCTATAACTCGTATCATATTCCTTATACGCCTTAACATCCTCCTCGGGTGCCAAACTACATTTTGTTTCACAATACTTACACTTAGGTGTTTTAGGAAAAACCATTTTAGCTTGTTCCTTCATTGTCATTACTCTAGTCTCTCTCATTGGTGGTTTATATTTTTTAGCCCCTTTACGTTTTTTACTCTTTGCCATATTTTCCGTCAAAATCAGGTTCCTTAGTTCCTTGTTTCCATAAGTTGTAGTTGCCTTTATATTTGTAGATAACATCCATCAACTCATCATTTGTTAGCATATCTACTTCCTCAGGCTGGATATTAACATACCATTGGTTGTATTTGTTTCCGTGTTTAGCCCATCGTTCAGCATTTTCCTCATTGTTATCACCAAACTCCTCAGCTATTTTCTGTTTAGCTTTATTCCATAGTGCTTCCTTCTCCTCCTCTGTCTCCCATAACTTACCTTTGTTGGTTGTAGATTCACCATTTTTAACACCTTTTGGACGTCCACCTCTATACGGATGCTTTGCCATATAACTCCCTTATTTGTGTTTCGTATTGAGAAAAAAATGATTTAACCATTCTAGCTTGGGTTTTATACTCACAACTACAGCTTCGTGGTTGTGGTTTATCCCACCCCCTTAGTATTCGTTCAGCCTCGTTCCATATACCGATTGTAGGATTATGTAAAGCACCATCACGAATAGGATACCATTTCTCCATAATATATGTTGCTTCCTCAGTCGTCATTTTTTCTTTTTGCTAGTATTATATTCACAACCATACTGAGTCATCCAATAATCCTCACGTTCAAACTTTTGTTCCTTAGGGCAGTATTCTAATACCTGAGATGTAAATGCTTCCTTACCATATTGTTTTAATGCTTTAGATAATGGTTTTACTTTACTACGTCCTCTATTGTAGAAATGACGCCAAATACGGCGTTTAACGTCGTTAGAACAGCCTACATACGTCTCGCCTGTCTCTGTATTAGTAATCACGTATACGCCAGATTTTAACTCATTATTCTCCATAGGACGTCCTATTTTACCCCCTGTTTTACCAAACATTTCTGGGTTATTATTATAGTATTTTTCAAACCATTCATTGTGTCTCTCTAGATTATCTATTTTCCATTGTTTATAGATTTCAACACTACAATCTCTACAATATGATTTTCTATAGCCTTTTTGTTTGTTAGTCCAATCAAATGATGTGATTTCTTTATGTTCACCACATTTTCTACATTGCTTTACTTCCATCAGTTCCATTTACTTTTTATTTGTTCTATTTGTTCGATACCAAAGGTAATAAAGTAAGCTAAGGCACTCACGCTTAAAGCTAAAATAAAGTCCCTAGAATATAGAAGTGTAAACCAGAAACCGAAACACTTGCTACAACTTATTACTACCGCTAGCGATGCTAATGAATGTAAGTTTAGTTTAATACATAATCTAATCCATTTATCTGTTATCCATTCTCTAGCTGGGTTAAATGGTGTGAACCATCCTGTTATCCATACGCTGAATAATGCTAATCCTAAAATCTCCATTAGTTTAATAAGTTTTGTTGTTCACCATTCAACTCATCGTTTTGCTTAAGTTGTTGTTCCTTTATCTGTTCCATTAAACCACAGAATAACTCAAATGCCATTACGTGTCCATTATCATAGATAAAGTTTCTCATATTGACGAAATCATTATATTCCTCTCTGGTAATACGGATTGTCTCTAGTTTGATATTATTTCCCATCTTTCAACTCCTCTAAATAGTCGCGAACATCACGACGAATGTTATTTTTTCTATTTCTGTCTCTGGTAGATAGTCTCTCAGCAATATTATTTACTTGCTTCTCTAAATCCTCTACCTTTAACTTTAATACTCCTAACTCGGTTTTGTTTGTGTTAGCTAACATCTCACAGCTATTTGTGTTTTTTCCACGT